GAGCCTAATTTAACGGGCTTACCGCCGTCGTTAAAGCCTACAGTTAGTCCTGATATTGCGGGGTCTAAATCTTTAGTGGGGTCAGCTAAGTTTGCCATAATGTCAGCTATAGGCACGCCTTGAATATCTACCTCATACCCACGCGTCTGCAACTCGCCCAACATAGCAAGCAGCCCTTGTCGCGATGACTGTGTTGCACCATCACCCGTAAAACTACCCGATACCGATTCTTCTATCCGCCGTCCAGCGTTCATCAAATCAACAGGATTTACGGTGGTAGCTTTATCTGACCCAGGGGCCGTAATGTTTACGGTTCTGAACTTAGATAAACTACTCGCGGCCTTACTAATCGACCGCCGTACAAACTCCGACATGGAGATTTCTTCTTCCGCGCCTTTTCCGTCACGGCTTCTTATTTTTTGTGTGTCAGGGGTAGTCTCAATATCAATGCGGTAAGAGCCGTCGCTATTAACTGCAATTTGAACTACTTCATCAGTATTAGCTTTCTGTAGTGCAACGGCGGTATTGAGCATGCTTTTAGACATGCGCTTATAAAACGGTGTACTGAAATCAACGGCATACCCAAGCATCTCGCTATATGCTGTACGAGCCTCCTCGACGCCATCGAAGCTATTGTCGCCTTCGACAGCTTGGTATGACTCGATGGTCTCGCCTTTGTTTTCAAAACTGTGTGTACGAGTTTCAGGTTCGAACTCTTGGTCGCCTTGCGTCTCGTTAGAATCTTGGTCAGTCTCAAGCGCGTCTGCGTCCTCGTCATCATCCATAAACTTTACATCGGGCTCAGCGCGGCGCGCTCTATCAGCGATAGCGTCTTCAGTCGTCATAAACTCTACACGCCCACCATCAGGCTTTAGCCCTTCGGCTGCCTTCTGAGCAGAGGCCATTGACTCAGGTGCTACATCAACTACTTGCTCTGAAACGATACCACCATCTCTGTCATACACTCGGAAGACGCCGGTTTCTGTGCCGGTCTTTACGGCGCTATAACCGAGGGCCGAGGCTAGTACGGCATCAGACGCTTGCCCCTTAACGACAGCTTCGACAACACCTGCATCTGGCGAAATAATAGTTCCGCGGCCAGGTATAAAAGCTGTGTATACCTCTTTGCCGTTAATAAATATCTGCTTAACTTTATTAGGGCGCTTACTATATTTAGGATCAGGTTCAGTCCCGCTTATCCAAACGGCTTCCTTGGAACTAGAGGGGTCAAGCATTGCGCCTATTTGCGCATTGATGTCACGCTCAGATTCTTGCGTAGTTTGGTCCGCGCCTGCACCGGCTATATCGTCTTGCGCTTTTGCGCGAGTCATAAATTCTTTGATACTGTCCGTCATATCAGACGCTTTTTCGGTAACTGCCGCTGCGGTATCTAGCAACGAGGCACCGCCAATTTCTCGTGCTCCCTGAACAGCAAGAGAGCCCGCGCCACCAGCTGCCCCGCCTCCAAAGAAACCAACGAAACCGGCATTCATGCGCCGGAGATTTGCGTCAGCATCAGTGAAAGTATCGTCCATATCCATACGGTTACGGATTGCGATCTCTTCTTGTACGAGTTCAGCTCCACCTTCCAGCGCACCACCTTTGACGTAACCTCCACCAGCAGCAGCAGCTAGTCTACCCATGACAGAGTTTGGCCCTGCCGATTTTGCCGACGCCTGCTTGGCGATTAACTTCAACAAGCCTACTTCACCAAAGAGGCCAACAGCTGCTTGGGGTAATGCGACTAGTCCTGCACGGACAGCTTGCCCTCGGTCAAGCTCGCGGCCTGACTCTAGCGCTTCGCTAACATTTGAACCTGATAACGGGGCGTACTCAGACAAGCCCGCGCCTATAAGGCCGCCCTGCTTAGCGGTCTTATTTCGTAGATACCCATTTCTAGCTAATACATGTGCTTCTTTTGTCGCTTCAAATGCAGCTTGTGCAATATCCGTCTGGTCGGGGGTTGCTTGTTTTCTAGAGACTGCAACTACAGAATCTTTGATAAGGTTTTTAGCTGCTTGGCGACTGCTTTGTTTAAGGGCTCCCTTACCAAGAAGCATGGCCACGCTGCCTACGCCAGCTCCGCTAATAGTACTGATAACACTCGGGGCGATTTGGCCGGTGCCAGAAAATACCTGGGTTAAAAACCCATCAATAGTCGGCTCTTCTAAAAACTCTGAGAAGTTTTCAATACCATCCATTGGGATAGCTGCGAATTCCTCGCGAATGCGCGCGTTCTCAATAGACTGAGCTACGCCTTCTTTATCACCTTGGAGGGCGTCGATCCCTGCACCAAAATAACTAATGTCTGCCGCAATAGATTCAGCGCCGCTTCTTGCGCCTCTGACAAAAGCCTCTGTATAGTTATTAGGGTTAATCCCCCCCATGCGTGTTAACCCAGATAACGCATTATCAACTAAGTCCGCAGACTTCACCGATGCGTTTGAGCCTTCGGAGTACAGAGCCTGCGTAGCTGATTGACTAGCAGTAAGAAGATTCTGAATTGGGTCTTGCGGAGGTGCTGCGCTAGGTGGCGGTTTGTACCCTCTACCGCTCTGTACCTTGTCACCAGGCGTGTAGCCTTTAGTCACTGGCGCGGAAGACATCTTTACTAGATTTCTAATAGGGTCGTTATCGCTGTTACTCGCGGAAATCTCGCGGGCATCATCTAATAGATCTTTTGTGTACAGGTTTGACGCTTGGGGGGTTTCGAACTTTACCATCGCAGCAATCATTTGCTCACGAACGGCGGGGTCAGCTAGATCGATCTTGTCATCGGCGCTGATTCCCATCTTATCCGCTACGAATTTTGCGTACGCTGGGGTCGGGTTATTGTCTGCGGGCGGGGCGAAGCGAAATATAGCATCGTTTAAATTGTCGATACCGTGCTTCGTACCATAGTTTTCTAGGACGCGGTCAGCGGCTCGCAAGCCATAAACAGGGTCTGAAAACTTAGCGTAGTTGTTGCCGTCGTCGCCCATCTGCCCAACCCAATCATTACTGGAGCTGTAGCGCACGTTTAGCCAATTGTTGTTTCTAATGCCAAGATTAGTAGACACAAGCCGCCCTTAATTTATTTAGTTTTTTTACTGTTTAGTTCGGCTGTACTCGATAGCAAATTACCCATCCAGGAAAGTTCGTTCTGGAATTCCGAAAGCGGGATTGCTTGACTATTTACCCCTGAAGCGGTTACGTAGGCTACTGACTTTGGCGAGCCATCTTTGTTCCGCTCAGCGACACGCACTTCTGTCAGGTCGAAACTCGTATTGCCTTTAGCGTCAGGGCGGAAGAAATCTAATATATTCTCTTTACTCAAAAAGTCGTTTACATCGGCGTTCGCCATAGCTTGAACGTAGTAACCGATGGAAGCGTTCATACCATTCATGTAAGCCTCGGCTGACACAGGGCCTCGTGCTTGCTTTATCTTATTAACATAGCGGGAAAGTCTGCGACCGATCTTTCGTGCTTGATCTTCATTAGCTTCAAAATCCTCATCAGTGGGATTGCCGTCCTTGTCGACCATATCCACCTCAAACATAACGTCTTGTAACAATTGGTCTGAGTCTTTGACCGCATCACCAACTTGGTCTTGGTCATACTTCTGCATTGCAAACTCATGCTCTCGCCGAGTTGTTTCTGCTGAGTATTGAGCAGTTACCGCAGCAGCACTGTTATAGTCCATCGTAGCCTGGTCTTTCTTAGAGACATCCGTTTGCCCTCGTTCGATAATATTTATGAACTCTTGGGCCACTTTGTTTTTTGCTGAGCTATCGCCATCGGAGGTCATGGCCGCAACAAACGCAATTCTTTTAGCATCGTTCGCCGTTATTTCTTCATTACGGATGGCTTGCTCGAGGTCAGCCCGATTCTTTACCCCTTTAGAGTCTAGAAACGAGGCAATTGATTTCTGTTGGTCAAGCGTCGGCTCTGATGTGCCTTCAAGAATCGCCGCCTGGATATTTCCACTAGTTAGTTCGAACGGGGTATCAAATATTTTATCGACTTCATCGACCGTACGAGTGCCCGCAGTTCGTTCTCGCTTTTCCGCCAACTCTTGCTGCGCTGAATCGTAAGGTTTTAAGGTGTCAGTTTTATCATCTGTTATCTTGCTAAGCCCCAAGAACTGTCCTGCAGTAGATTCAGCGGCAGCCGTTCCCAGCCCGACCAATGTATCCCAAGGGGCGGTAATAGCATCTTCTAGCACAGCTGCGATAGTAGCTGGGGCCGCGGTAATAGCCTCTTGGAAGTCCTGCGACTTATTCAGGTCGTTAAGCATTATTTCGCGCTTTTCTGGAGAAGATTCTTCCCAAATTTTTCTCGTTATACCTTTATTAAATAGAACCTTGGGTAGCGAACCGTCTTCCGCAGCTTCAAATATCTTAGCGTCCACGTCAGCGTCGACTTGCGCCTGAACTGCGTCTACGTCAACACCTTGCGCAGCAGCTATCTTCCGAAGCTCGTCTACGTCTTCGATACCGTTAATAAGGCTCGCAAACTTACTATGTTCTGCGGGGCTATTAGCCAACTCTGGAGAGCTATCTGCGCCCTCCAAAATAATGCGCTTAGTCATAACCTCCAGCGCCTGCTTACGTAGAATCGCATCGGAACTTTGGTCGACAGCGGCCTGCGAAATTTGGGCATAACTGGCATCATTTTCGTATCCGCCATTGGCAACTGCTTCTCGATACTGCCCATTAAGCTGATCTGTCAAATCTTTTAACGATAATTTTACAACGGGGCTATCTGCCGCTTCGGTACGGCCCTCGGTCATAGGTACGATATCGCCTGTATCTGTGCGCTTCATCATTGGGATGTAAACAGTCTCCCCCGTCGCCTCGTCTTTCTCGATGTCGAAGCGATGGAGATCAGCTTGAATATTTACGCCATCGTCTCTTGTAAACTTTCTCCAGCCTTCTACTTGGTTTCCTAATGCAGCCATAGCTTGATTGCCGTCTAGCGAGGTTGCGACTTTTTCCCAGTTTTGAGTCCGGTAATCCCTGGCATCAGCACCATCAGCGAGATGTAGTTTGCCGACATTAAGCGCGCCGTTCTCTTGCTTGGTCTTTTTTCTATCTTCCCTAGTCGCTATGTCCTGGGACTCACGGGAAAGCGCTAACGCTTCTCGTTGGCGGTTAGAGTCACGTTGGTCACGGAAGGATGCTTGCGCGCCTTGTACACCAGCTAAAATACCTTGAGCTACAGACATACTTTTCTACCTAAAATGCGAATGCGAAAATTGCGGCAGAGGCGAGACCACCTACTGCACTATAAGTTTGCGCTTTAGAAGCCGCCTTAGCAGAGTCGTATGCGTTCTTGCGTTGAGTCGCGCTCTGCGCCGCGCCTTGCATCTGACCAAGTGAGGAGCGATTGACCCCTTGTCCGATGTTAATAAGGTCGCCTATAGCAGCCTGGTTTAAATCTTTTTGGGCAATGCGCGCATCGTTTACTGATTGAGCCGCCCCAAGATTATTCGCGCGCGCTAGGCCGCGTGACTGTTCTTGCTGCTGTGCTGGAGTTAGCGATACGCCATATCTGTTTGCGTTGCGATTAGCTACTCCGGCCATAAGCCCCTGAGCTTCTTTGGCGTTAACTCGCGCGTCATCAATTAGTGAGGTGTCATTCTGCGCTCTATCAAGCAGGTCCTCTTCGAAGCCGCGATACTGGCTCACATAATCCATGTAGTCGTTGCGAGTAATGCTCGCGTAGGTCTTGTCGGGATCGGTAACTTCTGGCAACTGTGAAACATAATCACCGCCAACACTGCCTATCCCTGCCCCGCCTCTGCTGTAATCCATTGCTATTCGTGACATTTTTTAGCGCTCCTTATGTACTAGGGTTTGCAAAATTAAATCGGTCAGCGAAACCAGTGACTCTATTACCCGAGTCATCGACCGGCGAAGTGAAGCTACCCCTCTTAAATTCTGGCTTTCCATCTTTTCCCATTGCTTGGACAGAATTACCGTCTGCGTCTGTAGTCATCACCGCTGTTTTCGACGACATATTCTTAGCGCCCTGCATTACCAAAGCAGTGCCTGCTTCTGCTAAGGCTCCGAACTTCGCTGAGCGTACTGTTTGCTTCGCTTTCGCCTGGGTCAGTACTCTCGACGCGCCCATGTTTGCCGCTGCAGTCATGCCCGTGGTTGCGTCTGCAGCCTGCCCTCTAGCTGTACCTAGTACGCCAAGCTGCATATTGTTTTTTCTTTCGAGCCCCGCTTTATCTGCTTGCCCCAACTGCGCTTGGTAGGCTTGGGCTTCTGCTCCACCATTTGCTCCAGTCGCCGCGCGGTCATAGCTCGCTTTACCCGCAAGTGTCTGCATAGTATCCGCGTTAGCTCGACCCCTAAGTGTCTCAACGCTATTATCGTTTGTAGACGTATCGCGCATTTTCTGGAGAAGAGGGTCGTACTTTTGCTTAAAGTATTTGTTCTCGGCCATCGCAACAGCAGCTGACGCTTTCTCAGCAGCAGAAGGTTGATATTCGGATTTTTTAGGTTTGCTGCTCATTACAGTTCTCTCGTGTAAACCACTGTTTCCTTTCTCCAGCCGTCTGCCAAGAAATATCTTTCTAGGGCTGTAACTGGCGTTCGCGTTTCAAGGGTCTTGAACCCACTTTCTTTCGCTACATTGGTGAAAAAAGGTATGTACTTAATCGCGCAACTTTGTCCGCGGTCCTTTGTCCAGGCCAACCAGAGAAAGAACGTTCTCGCCCCTGTAAACTCATCCCGCTCTGCGGTGCTAATTACAAATCCCTCGGGTGCAACCCAGAGGTGCGCTTCTTCATTCAAGCAAGCTGCATAAACATCTTCTGCTCTGAACGTAAGCTGAGGTTGCTCAGCTAAAATCTCTTCGATACCGCGTTTTACCCAATCCCATTCTTCACGTATGTGGGCAAGTACTGGCTCAACCGCCGTTACCGTAACGTCTGCGTCTTGTTCGCCATGCGCCTGTTCCGCCATACCTAACGCTCCTGCGTACTCCGGTGTCCGCGTTTCGCGCTCTACGCTCAGCGGCTTCTACACCTTGGTTAAATAATTGTCCATAGACTGATGCACCTTGAATGTCAGACCAGTCTTTGTTTGGAATTCTTAGTAATCTAAAAAGTGCGCCATTTACGATCGTGTCTCGATAGTCGTTCATCACGTCGTTGTCGCATGCAGTGCTTGAGTGTGACGGTTTTAAAACAGCTCTTATAACAGTACTGCTTACCGCGGTAGCTGCCGGTACAGGCGCTAGCGAAAACAGGCTTGATGTTTGCTGTAGAAAGTATTCAGGTACGCCCGCTTCCGTACGCCATTTGGGTATACGCTGCTCCAACAAGGAACTAGTAATAGGCTCTAAATCAACGCCTGCATGAGTAACCCACAGGATCTTTTGGACACTAGTACCCGAGGGTGCTTCTAAGTCGTACTCATAAATATTAGCTACCGTAGTTAAAGGGTCTAGCTCTTGCTGATAAACACTCGCGCGTTCGCACAGCTCAACCACAGCTGCTCTAATATTGTTTTGGATTAGGGAGTCAGGGCAGCCTGGAACCATTGGTAGTATTTCAGGTAGTAGCGTCTCATAGGAAATCGCCATACGTTATTATCCCTGCCGTTGCTGTGCTGGATTTCTTCGTTCCATATTCGGATTAGTAATGGCGTCAATCTGCCCCTTACCAGTAACAGATGTAGTAAAGATCTGAAAATGACTGCTAGCTCTTTGCGCATTACCTGCATATTCCGCGTCTTTCATGTAGGCCATGTACAAGACGTAGTTCATGACCGCGTTGGCGAAGATATCTGGTATTGATAAGTTAGCATTCTGGGCAACAGTCGCAGGATTCGAACTGTAAATTATTTCTAAAAACGCACTGCCAGCTACGCCTGGATAGACATAAAAATTGCGGGGGTTGGACTCATCATAAATGTAGTGCTTAACAATCGTTGTATGAGCAGCATCGCCCGCAACAGTGGGGTCATGCCAGTCAGGTGTCTGTGCGTCAAGTACTTCACGGTCAACTAAACGTACTGCTCGCTTTCCGTTTCCGTTACTCGCCGCAGACATATTACGTACAACTTTCAACAGGCGGTTCCCACCAGAAGGAATATCCTGCTTGGTCCCAGTAGCAAGTGTGACTGTGGCGTTAGTAGCACTAGCATCGGGCTTTAATAAGGCTATCTCCCTTTGCGCGTCGTTGATCCACAAAACGAGCTCTGCAACAACAGGCCATCTAACACCAGTGGTGTCTTGAAGCACTGTCTGCGCTCTGTCTATTACGCTTTGTACTGTTACTGCCATGATCTTATACCTATGAGTTTAGTATTGATTCCCACGCGGTTTCTCGGGCGTCAGTGTCGATCGTCTCGCCCATAACCTTGTTCACTGCCGCGGCTTTGGGGTAGCCGTCAGCTTTAAAATTCTTTGGGTCGCCTTCGTCCATCATTCTTTCAAGAGCAGTAACGAGGACGGTGTTGTGCTTTATTTCTGTCGGCGCAACAAAAAGTTCATCTATTACTTTGTCTACTTCTTCGAACACTGCTTCTTCAGCTGCAGCCTCTTCAACAAATTTGGTGGTGTATTCTTTTGCGCCCATCTGTATAGCTAATAGGCCAATTTCTTCAGACATCTCTCGAGGCACGCCTGCTTCAAACAAGACGGCTGTTCCGCCCATCGTGGTCACTCGTAATGACTTGCTACTTACAATCTTCATGATTAGTTCCTATATAAAAGAAAGCCCCCTCCCGAAGAAGGGGGCGATTGTCTTACTTACTTACTGTGCAGTATCTAAGCAGATAACGCCGAAGTCCTGTACGTCACCAGTGATATCACTGTTGTACTTAGGCTTACGGAATCCGAAGATCTTACCGACAGAAATACCAGACTGGTTGCCATAATCGAAAGTATCTTCAACCATTTCAGGTAGTCCGATGTCAGCTAGAGCTAGAGCCTGAGCACCACAGAACAAAGCACGACCGCCAACAATAGAAGCGTCTGCGCCCCACTTGTAGCCAGCAGCACCAGCGTTACCAGTAGCGCCAGTAGTAGCGCCAGAAGTGTTAAACACATGGCGGAACTCGTGGATCATTACACCGTCAACCATCAGGCTAGAAGAACCAGCAAACAAGCTGTTAGAAGCGCCACGTACACCAGCGTTACGAACGTTAGCGATGAAGTCAGCATCTAGCTTCAAGTTAGCCATCTGTGATGGAGTAACAAACATGTGATAAGTTTCCTGGTTACCAGCACCACGAATACCACGGATGTATTGATCTTTAGCATAGGCTTTCAAGTTAACGATGTGCTTGTACTTGAGTTTGTCACCAGCTACCAAAGCAGTAGTGTCACCAGCAACGATGTTGTCGCCATCAACACGACGGTGTCGTGAAGCAGTAGGTGCAGAAACGTCAGAAGCAAACTCAAGATCAACAAGCTCTTGTCCGTTTACAGCGCCGCCAACTGCAGTACGAAGGCCACCGTTGTTCTTGTGAGTGTAAGCAACACCTGACAAAGTCAAGAATGCCAACTGGTCACAACGATCCGCGATTGCATAAGCAAGTGCGTCACGAGATTGCTCACGGAAGTTAACAACAGTCTTCTGGTCAGTCATACGGCCAGCGATGCGGTTAGCAAAACGTAACTGGTCTAGCTCGATGCTGATGTCATACGCGCGGAGGGCTTCTTCGTTGCCTTCCAGAGTAAAATCACCAGTGATACCGTCGCCGGTCATGTCAGCTAGCAAAGTGATGTTAGCTTTAGTGCCTTTGTTGTTCTTGGTCAACTCAGTTACGCGCTGAACCATAGCGTTTGAACCGCTACCAGCAAATTGGTTGATGAAAGATTGATTGCGAGCTACTTTCCAGAAGTCGCGGCTCCAAGTTTGGAGTTGGTCGCCCGTAAGCGTACCGAAATTTGTTACAGCCATGATTGGCTCCTTGATAATTAAATGGGCAAATAATTAGTGCGGCACACGCCGCCTTACAAGCCGACTTAAGGAGCGGCTAATCCGTTTTTCTACTATCGTGTAGAAGAACGTTTAGCGTTGATTAACGAGGGTCGCCCTCGGCAGGTTTCACGCCTGTGCAGGCGAAGAGGTACGTTTTTTACGGCTACGGGCCGACCAGTTATCGTACTGATAGACGTATCATAATATTAGTACAGCTAATATTATAATGCAACCACTATCGATGGATAGTCGTTTTTTCATTATCTACATACTCAGGGACGCAGTACGCGAATACTGGCGTCGCATGCGTCACTGGTCTGCCCTGGGTAGTTAACTTCTGCGCAAACCACCGACACCGCTCTAAAGACTCCCAATAGCTTTTTGTATCCGTTATATCTCCGCTCACAGCAACTATTAGGGCAAAAACAAGCTGTTTCACCACTTCACTTTGTCAGCCCAGTAAGCCGCCGACATTTTACCCTTCGCAATGTTCTTTCCGTGACGTGCTTTAAAGCTCGCGCGCTTCGCCTTCATCCTGTCACCTTCACCGGCCTTGGGTTTACCCGCAGTAGACGCGCCCTGCTCGCCAAAACGGATTGTTTTAACCTTATCGCCCTCTTTCGCCACAACAACGTGCGACTTTTTGGCATGGCTAGGCGTCCGCTT